ATCATTTCGGCGCGCCAGCCGTCCGGCAGATAACCCGAGGCGCGGGTGGCGATGTCGACGAGCCGCGGATCGACCCGGTCGAGCGCGGTTCCCCGCGCCACGCCGGGATAGTTGATCACTTCCGGCGACACGCTCCAGCGCGCCGCCGGAGCACCACCACCCGGCGCCACGGCGCCATCCGGTCCCGGCAGCGGCGGGATCGGCCACCGCGACACGCTCCAGCGCTGAGCCGCCGGAACACCACCACCCGGCGCCACGGCGCCATCCGGTCCCGGCGCCGGCGCGGCCGGGCTCATCGTGCCGGGCCCGAGCGCCCCAAAGGCGTTGGCGTGATCGATCACGCTGCGCGCGTAGCCGCCGACATCGGGACCGGGAACCCCGGCTGCCGGGCGGTTGCCGACCTTGAAACCGGGACCGCCGTAATAGACCATCGCGGCATAGGCATCGGGGTTCTCGTAGCCGCGGTCGACCGCGACCTGGCGATATTTCGCGAGATACTGCGCGGCCGCCGGGATCGCCTGGCGCGGATCGTAAGGGTTCTGGACCCCCATCTCGGCCTGGGTGTCGGGGGTCAGCTGGGCGATGCCCTTGGCGGTGCCGATGTAGGTCTGCGGCCCGGTCTGCGTCGGGTCGAAATTCGATTCCTGCCACAACACCCCGCGCAACAGGTTCGGATTGATGCCATGGGCCTGCGCCGCCTGGATCATCAGCGGGTCCCATTGCTGGGACAGACGATAGGTCGCGGCCATCAGCTATTTCTGCGCCACCTGAGGCGAGCGCATGCGGGCAATCGCCTGGCGCTGCAATGCGACCGGCTGCTTTTGCAGCCAGGCAAAGCGCGCCGGCCCTGCCGCCGGCATGCCGGACAACGGATCGGGTGATGGCCCGGCTCCCTGGAGCTGCGGGATTCCGGCCGTCGGGTCGCCGCCTCCGGCCGTTGCCGTCCTGATCGGCGCACCGCCGACAGCCGCCGGCAAGGTTGGCACACCGGTCTCGCCACTCCTGAGCAAGGTACCAAAGGCCTCGGGTCGGATTGTTTGCGCTCGAAGCAGCGCCGCCTGGGCGATCGACTGCTTGGTCTGCGCGACCTGTTCCGGAGTCGAGCGCAGGATCGACCAGCGCGCCACCGGCGAGGCGTTGGGGTTGTCGGAAACCCACTTATAGGGATCGTCCGAGGCATAAGCCGCCGAGAGGTCGCCCATCGCCGCGGTTTGCGCCGCCGCCACCTGTTGGGCGGCCGCCATCGCCTGCGGCCGCGCCGCCAAGGTCGCGGTCAATTGGCCGATCGCCTGGCCGACCGGGCCCGCCGAGCTCGCCAAGGTCCGCGGGTCCATCGCCCCCGCGCCCCACATCTGCGCCTGCATTTCGGCCGGCCCGAGCGGGCCGCCGCCGGCGAGCACACCGGCCAAGCCGTCAGCCATGGTCTCCCCCTACCACCCGAAAATGCTACCGAGTGCCGAGCCGATCCCGCCCAAGATCCCGCCACCACCGCCGCTGCTGGTGTCCCATACTTCCTGGCCAGTGCCGGTGAGCCCACCACTGAAATCCTGTCCGCCGCCGCCGCTGAAGAGGCCCCCGAGCAAGCCGCCCGAGTTGAACAGACCGCCGCTGCTGCCACCGCCGAGACCCAATGAGCTCAGCCCCATATTGGCAAACCCCAGCGTGTTCGAGAGGTTCTGCTGGCCCGCGGCATAGCGCGCCTGCTGGGCGGCGGTCGCCGCCTGCTGGGCGCCGACGACGTTGGCCGGACTGACCCCGGTCGCGGTCCCGGGCGCCAAATTTGGCAGTGCGGTCGGGCCGGTCGGCCAGGCGGTGACCCCCGGCAACGCCTGCCCGAGGGTGCCGAGCCCGAGGCCATAAAGGCTCGTGCCGAGGTTGGCGAAGTTCTGGGCGGCACTCCACGGCGCCCCGAACGCCGCCTGGGCCACCCCGAGATTGCCCTGCTGCGCCTGCAGGTTCTGGCCAGCGGCACCGAGGACCGCCTGGTTATAGAGATCGGCCAGGCTCATACCCTGGCCAAACAATTGCTGCTGCGCCTGGTTGGTGAGCCCCGCACCCGACAGCAGTGCGGCGTTCTGGAATTGCCCCATCGCCGAGAGCGCCTGGTTGGTGAGCCCCGCACCCGACAGCAGCGCCTGATTGGTGAAGCCGGCGCCGGCGAGCGCGGTCTGGTTGGCAAAATTCGCTATGTTCTGCTGGGCCTGGTTGGCGAACTCGCCGCCGGCGATCGACTGGCCGAAGAGCGCCTGCTGTTGTGCGTTGCCGGCCTGCACCGCCTGGTCCTGGGCGTTGCCATAGGCCTGCTGCTTCTGGTTGTTGAAGTCGAGCATCGCCCGGCTGAAAGCCGGCGAGCCTTCCTCGATGCCCTGGTCGGCGAGGTTCTGCCGCAGCGATTCCTCGGCCTGCGAAAATTGCGGATCGAGGTACTGCTTCTGTTGGTTGTAGGCGGCATCCTGCGCCTGCTGCGTCAGCTGCGAAAAATTGGTGTTGACGCTGGTCTGCTGCGGCAGATTAGTCTGCAGCGGCACATTGGTCTGCAGCGGCACATTGGTCTGCAGCGGCAGGTTGGTCTGCAGCGGCACACCGGTGACCGCGTTCGGGATCGCCTGGCCGCCAGCACCGCCGGTGACGTTGGTCGCGAACGAGCCGGGCGCCAGTATCCCGACATTGGGGACACCCGCGAGATTGATCCCTTGCGGCAGGGTCGCCGCCATGTTGCCGGCATAGGCGAGCGGTGTGCGCGCCAGATCGAGCAGTGCGTTGGTGGCGCCGACATAGGGGCCATAACCGCCGGCAACGCCCTGCGCCAGCCCGGTCTGTGTCCCGAACAGGCTCGCCAGTTGCGGGCTCAATACCTGGTTGGCGTTGTAACCGCTGGGTTTGCCGGTGTTCGGGTCGTACTGGTAGGCCTGGTAGGTGGTCGAGCCATACGGGCTGAACGTGTTGAGGTTGTTCAGCTGGGCCTGGGTCTCGGCGCTGCCGACATTGGACTGCAGCTGGGCGTTGGCGAGTGCGGTCGGGTCGACGCTCTGCGGCGCCGGCTGCGCACCACCGCCGCCGCCCTTGCAATGGTTGCCGCTAATCCGCCGCGGCGGGGGTCCCCGGAATTGCCGGCCGCCAAGCTTGCCCAGCCTGCCCTCGCGCAAGCGGGGGCGGAAGCGGGGGGCCGAGCCAGCGGCACTCGTGCGCCAGCATGCCATAGATGGCCGCATCGACGACCTCGTTTTCCTCAGGGGTTTCAGCAGGGATGGTCGCCCGCATGGCTTGGCGAGCGACCCCTTCGAGGGTAAATCCCAACCGGCAGAGGAATGCCCTTGTGGGCTGGTTCGTGACGGCGGTCCTGGCGCCAAAGCGCCGACACTTCAACGCGATGAACGGATGGTAGAAGCAGGCGAACAGGGTTCGCCGGTTGGCCCAGCGCGGGCTCACGGCAAAGATCGAGCCCTCGATATTCGGCCAGTTAAAGTCGTGGTAGGCGACCGCGGCGAGGAGCTCCGGCCCATCGGCAAAGCCAATCGCCGCGCCGGGACCCAGATCGACGCCCAGACCCTGCCCGACCCAATGGGCGAGGGCCTTGTCCCATCCGGTGACGACCTGGATCATTTTCCCGGCTCCAGCCTGCCCAGCCTGCCCTCGCGGAAGCGGGGGCGGAAGCGGGGGGCGGCCTAACGGCGGTAAGCGCCTGAGTGCCAGGTCGGAGGTCACCGCAGCACGCGGATCGCGTTTGTTGCTGTGCCGGTGCTTCTTCGACGGAACCGCCGGCCTGATCACGATCGAACGCGAGGTCCTGCAGCAACTCGTGATTGCAGATTGGCAAATTCGTAATCTGCAATCACGAGTTACGGCCGACGGCAAAACTCGCGTGGTATGCAAGCCGGCGCCAACCGCCGGGATCGGACCTCACCGTGCCGCTGCCGCTCGCCCGCCGCTAGGGTAGGTAGGGTCCGGGAGACGGCCCCTCAGCGGCCTTTAAAATCGATTTCTGGGTCGATCTGAGTAAACCTAGAGCGCCGAGCCCGGCTCGATTCTGAGATCGGTTCTGATCCACATCAGCGGCTGAGGCGAGACCGTCAGGCTCTGCACCGCGACGCTGATCGCGGCCCCGTCGCCTTCGGCGATATACCAAATCGTGTCGGTCTGCGCCGATCGCTCCCACGGCGTGGTGTTCCACGGCGTGGTGTTCCACGGTGTCGGCATGCCGACATGGCTGGCAAAGATCGTCATCACCGGCGGGTTGTAGTCGTAACCGAGACCGAACTGGTATTCGACGCTCTGCGCCGAGCGCATGATCGGCCGGATCGCCGCCACCCGCTTTTGCGTCGGCGTGCCGAACAGGTTCCAGGCCTGCTGGCCAAACGCGATGATGTTGGTGATCGTGCCGCTGACGAGCTCGTCGCCGCCGGGCACGCCGAACTGCACGACCCTGCCGTTTGTGGTGCCGAAATAGAGGTTGTCATTCCACACCGCCCAGCAATAGGCCGGCAGGTTGGTGTAACGGCACCAGGCGTCGAGCCCGGTGTGGTAGACGTGCTGCTCGAAGGTCCGATTGCCGTTGGCATCAAGCGCGATCAATGGCACGTTCATGACGAGCCGCCGGCCAAACCCCCAATAGATCGCCTGCCAGCCGGTCTGACCGCGGCCCTGACTGACCGCGGCCTGGCAGGCGCCGGCCGCCTTGGAGCGCGGCGGCACGGTGCCGAGCTTGAGCGCGATCATCAATTGCGACAATTTGGTGTAGTCCGAGCTCGTGATGATGTAGCTGTCGCCGCCATAGCGGCAGATCGCCCGCTGGCCGATCGGCGCCGGCGTCGTGTAGATGCCAACCAATGCCCAATTGTTGGGGTCCGAGGGATCCGTGCCGGAATAGACCAGGACCTCGCCGGTCGTCAATGTAAAGATCGTGTAAGTCGCGATCCCCAGACCGCCGTCATAGGTCAGGTTTTGCACGTTGACGAGGTAGGCCCCATCGGGGACCGTCATCTCGAACGGGAAGTAATCGAGATTGCCGGTGATCGCGTAGAGACCGCCATACCAGAAGCCGGTCGCGGAATTGGTCCAGAAATAGAGCCGATTGTGGTTGGTCTGCACGCCGATCAACTTGGTCGGGTCGAGCGGATAAGTGCTGCTCGGATTCTGCACAAAGCCGGCCGGCGCGAGCGTCGTGCCGTCGTAAGATTGCGGCGCATCATTGCCGTTCACCCAGAACAGGCGATGGTTGAACATCGCCGTCTGCCACCAGCCGCTGGTAAAGCCGGCGCCGAGCTGCAAATTCTGGTCGACGCCCCAAATCTTGTCTGACGTGGCACCAAGCAGATGGGTCAAGCCGGCCGAGGTCCACACCGCCAACGTGGTGATCGTCTGGGCCTCGCCGACGGTCTGATAGAGCTGCGAGCCTTCGCGCAACCGCACCCCGCCATAATCGGGCTGCCAATTGTCGAGGGTGATGGCGTCCTGCGGGTCCATCGCCTCGTACGGGTCGCGGGTGTTCCAGCCCTTGCCCGGCGCCGGCAACACCTGGGGGGTTGTCAGCCGGCGGGCGCGCGCCTGCTTGCGCTGGAGCGCGACGGCACGCTGCGCGCTGAGCGCCATCACACCATACTGCCGGTCAAGAGTGCCGCCAGTGTGTCCGAGGGCGACATACCCCCGCCGCCCATCCCCATCGCCTGATAGGCAGGGCTCAGCACGTCGGCCTGCTGTGCCGCCGGCAATTGCGCGGCCCTCGCCGCCTGCGGCCCGACCGCCCCGCCCGACAGCCCGGCGAGCACCGCGGCCAGCGGCGAAACCTCACCGGGGTTCTGCGGCACTCCCGGTGCCGGGGTGGCCGCTTGCGGCATGCCGGCCGGGGTCAGACCCGCCGGCTGGGCGCCGGCCGGCTGCGGGATCGTCGGCATGACCGGCGGCGCCATCGTGCCCGGCGGCATCGCCATCGTCGCCGCCGGCGGCAATGTGCCCCAGCTCGGCCTCGTCGTGCTCGGCGGCACCGACGGCAGAAAGCCGAATCCGTCCATCTCAGATCCCCCAGGGCTAGATGCCGAGTGTTCCGGGTGGCAGTTGCGGCTCCGGTATCACGCCGATCAATGGCCGCACCCCGATCCTGATCACCGGCGGCACCCGCGGCGTTTCCGACAATGTCCGCGGCACGCCCTGCGGCACCTGCACCAGGGTCGGGCGCTGCGGCTCGACCGGCCGGCCCGAGCGGACCGCCGGCGCCGCCCGCACTTCCGTCGACAGCGCCGGCGCCGAAGCGCGAGCGGCCAGCTGCGCCGCCATCTCCTCGGCAGTTAGCGGTGCCGCCGGCGCGCTCGCGGGACCTGGTCCTGGCCTGAAAGGCGGCGGCCGCCCGAGCCAATCGGGTGGCGGCTGCGGCTGCTCGAAGGGTGCGATCCGCGCCGCGATCTCCGGCGGCAACGGCGGCATCTGCTGCATCGCGGGGGGCGGCGGCACCGGCGGAAACGCGCCGAGCGAATACTGGCCGATAAAATCGTCGCGTTTGACCGCCGGCACCAGGTTGAGCGTCTGCGTGCCGCCGTCGCGCGCCACCGCCTTGTCGATCTGCCGCTCGGCCTCGTCCTTCTCCTCGTCATAGGCCAGACCAATGCGGCGCAGCATGCGCCAGATCGCATCGAGCTCGACCAGGTTCTCGCCGAGGATGCATCTATCGTTGTCGCCGGTCCAATCGACGGCCATCGGACCGCCGGCGGTCTGGATGTACCAGCCCGACTGGTACTCGAAGACAAAGGACGAGGTCTGGTCGGTGCTCGCCACCGCCGGGTCGATCGAGAACATCGTTGGCTGGCCCGACCCCTCGCCGCTCGGAACCCGGATGCGGTAGCGCCGCCACATCGTCGCCCGGCCGTAGATCGAGCTCCTGTACAATTGCCAGGCTTGCGGGCTGAGCGCTCCGCGCATCGCCCAATAGCGGCTGCGCTCCCACACCGTGTCGTTGACCAGGCGGAAGAAATCGGCCGGCAACGCATAGTCCGAGGCCCCGGTCGCGGTGAAGGTGTACTCGATGATCGTGTTGGTCCACAGCGCCCGCCGGTGCAACGCAAAGGCGGCCCGCCGGCTCTGCGCGATCAGCCGCCGCGCGGTCGGCAATTTGGAGCCCCACAATGGCGTCGGCGGATCGTCGATCCCGAGATCGCGGGCGACGTTGGAGCAGATCGTGGCCAGGGTCATGCGCGGACCTCGACGAGTCGCGGCAAAGCATCGAGGCGCTCGACCTGGACCTCGCCGCCGCACCACACGCTGAAGCGGCAGGCGATCTCGACCGCCTGGTCGGCGCGCGCTCCCATCGCCAACGCGCCAAAGGCGATCTCGGCGCCGGCCCCGCGGGCGTAGAACGGCGCCTCGACCGGATAGCTGCGGCCGTTCTGATCAAAGATGCTGACCCGGCCATTGGGGCTGACCACGATCGCGGCAAAGCCGTGGTCCTTGTCGGCCGCCTCCCAGGCGTCCTTGCCGCCGGCGAGAAACCAGTCGCGAAACCCGGTCACATCGCCGGCATAGCCGGCGAGCCCGAGGAGAGAGCCATCCTCGCGCCGCGCCAATTTGGTGACGGCACCGGTGATCAGCCCCTCGTTGTTGCAGACCTGGCTGTCGGCCGCCATGACCCCGTCGCGGTAGACGATCACCGTCATCGCCGGTCGCGCTGATCGAGGCGGCGGCCGAGCTCGCGGCTGATCCGGCCGTTGGCGCTCGAATTGCCGGGGTTGTTCTTTTTCCCCCCTCCGTTGGCATTGCCGCCGCCGAGCGGCTTGGCGTCAAGAGCACGCGCGCGCTTATTGATCCAGGCGCGCGTGGCCTCCGGCGTGCTTGAACGACCCAGCGACTGCTTGGCCCGACGCAGATCGGCCTTGTTGCGGATCGGAAACTTGTCGGTGCCGGGCTGCGTCTGCCCTTTCGCCTCGGCCTGGCGTCGCCCCGCCGCGCTGACCGAGCCGCCAGGCGTCCGAAATGCTGCCGCCATCATTCACCCCCTTGCCCGCTGTTGCCCGGCATCGACGCGGCGGGAGATCTCGCTCGAGATCCTCGAGGACCCGGCGCGAGCTGTGCGC